AGATGCTTATACTGACTCAAGAGAATTGTAAATGAAAAATAAAGAGAATTTAAAGATAACAGGTGAAGTTAATATTAAGGTCACCAATACAAAAACTAAGGAAACTAAATCCCTTATAATCCCAAATTTAGTCGTTGAGACTGGAAGAGATTGGATAGCTAGCGTAATAGGAGGAACCTCTGATACTATGACACACATAGCTACAGGATCTGGAACTACTGCCCACACACTGTCAGATACAACTCTAGAAAGCGAAATATTTAGAGCTACTGCTTCAAGTAATAGTCTTGATAATACAGTTGAGTATGCCGCCTCATATAATGTTGGTGAAACTACTGGTTCTATAAGAGAGGCTGGGATATTTAATGCAAGTTCAGGTGGTATCATGTTATGTAGAACGACCTTTGGTCTCATAACTATTGGATCAAGCGACTCAATGTCAATCAATTGGACAATTACAATATCTTAACGATAACTACATTACTATGTCAACTGCTAAAATAACATCTCAATTTCATTATAATATAGCTAAATCGCTATATGATGATATAGCGACCAATACAGGACTCTATAGCTATTTCCTTGCTAAAAACCTACCATGGTCAGATTTAGATAATATTCCTGAATATGGCTTAACTTTAAAAGAAGAATATGATCTTAGAGATAATATCGTTTCAACTAAAAAAGTTAATATAGGTGATGTAGCTTTTACCATTCCAAATAATCAATGGTCAGATTATACAGATCAAAATAGACATTTCGACATGTATGATGACACTGTCGATATGACCGGGAAAAAATTCTACTGTATTACCCCAGAGAATAGAATCTATAAATGCATTAATAATAATAATGGTGCTCTCGCTACAACAAAACCTGTAGAAACCCATACTGATTATTTTGATACGCCAGAAGGCTATGTTTGGAAATATATGGCGGATATACCATTAGGATTTATTAATAAATTCTCTGGAAGTGGTATGATACCAATAACTAGAAAAATACATAATGAATATTATTCTGGTGGTACTATACTAAATGAAAACATTTCTATTAGATCACCCGGGTCTGGCTATGTGCCACATCCTACTGATACCCTTACTATTACAGGGGATGGAGCAAATGCTGAAGCAGAATTTACTGTTGATGGAAATGGAGCAGTTACTGGTATAACATTGACAAATGGTGGTTATGGTTATACTGATGCAGTACTCACTATAGTATCGAATACAGGAACAGGATTCCTATGTGACATTCACATTACAGATTATGGTAGTTTAGATACAAATCAAGGTCAAGTAGAGCTCGATGCAGTTCCAGGATCATTATCAACCATCGTGATCGAAAATGGTGGAAGCGATTATATTAATCCAGGGAACGTTAGCATAGTAGCCACGGGGGATGGTTCAGGATTTGCCGCTTCCTTGACTATTGTAGCAGGGGTCATAGTAGATGTTATTATAAGCAATTATGGGACTGACTATACCTACATATCTTTAGAAGTACAGGATTCGAGCATTGATATAGAGAAAGGATCTGGCGCCATATTGAGACCAATTCTGTCACCAAGAGGCGGGCATGGTAGTGATCTGCCAAGGGAATTAGAGGCATCAACATTATGTATGTTTAATTCTCTAGATGATGATCATATGGATTATATAGACCCTCAGAGTACAGTGGGTAATACTATTAATCATAGTATTACAGTGAGGAATAGTTATGGTCAAGTAGGAGTTATCAAAGGTATTAATCAATCCCCAACCACAGCAGAGCCAAATCCCTCTAAGTTTTTTGATGTAAGAGGTACAACCTGCTATCTCATTCAAGCATCTGGTGTAGCTGCAGCAACTGTCTTAAATAGCACGTTATATGCATCCAATGGGGATAGATTTATTGTCACATCATATGATGATAGTGATCCTGCTAGCTATAAAGTATTATTACTCCCAGTTTCGCACAATAGTGTACCAGCAAATGCATTATTTTTAGATGATCCAAATGGTGAGAATCCTACTGGTTTAGTTGGATTAACAGTCACCTCTATATTGGGTATACCTACGATTGACCCAAATTCTGGTGATATAATATTAGCAGAAAATAGAATTCCATTCTCGATCACAGGATCTGGAGCTGGTAATCAGGGTGCCAAATTTAAAACTTTTATATCCTTCTAAGTACTAGATAAATACACTTAAGAACGATTACTTCGTTCCCTATATAAAAAAAGAGAGATAACATGTCTTATAATTTTAATACTGATCCTTACTTCGATGATTATGATGAACTAAATGATTATTTAAGAATATTATTCCGACCCGGTACTGCTGTACAAGCTCGAGAATTAACCCAAATACAAACTATTTTACAGGGACAAGTTAACTCTATAGGGAAACACCTATTCAAAGAGGGATCACCAGTCGTTGGAGGTAAACTTCACTATGCTCCTAGAACAGATTATGTCAAAATAGATACATCAGGTATAACACTATCTACCCTGGAGGGTAAATCTTTTAAAAATAGTGCGGGCGTCGAAGCCAACATTGTTCATACGGAAGAGAGTACTACAAGTGAACCGGATGAAGTATTATATGTCAGATATACTAGAGCCGGAGTCTCCGGTGAAAAGGTATTTGCCGCAGGAGAGACACTAACGGAGGTCGGTGGAACGCTTAGCGTGACTATTCAAGGGTCTACTGCAGGGAACATACCAATTGGTCTTGGCTCTATGTTAACTGTGTCAAATAGTATATACTATATATCAGGATTCTTTGTTAAAGTCAAGCAGACTAACTTAATATTAAATAGATATGACTCCATTCCGGCATTCACGTGTGGTATAAAATGGGAACATAGTATAACAACTTCTGCCGAGGATTTTACTCTAAACGATAATGCCACAGGTACCCCAAATTACGCAGCACCAGGAGCTCATAGATATTCGATCGATGCAACTTTCATAAAATATCCATTTAATGATGAAGGTACAAAAAGTAGATATATTGAACTCTATAGAATTGAAGGCGGTACCTCCAGGTTAATGCAAGATACCCCAAATTATAGTGAAATAGAGCACGAATTGGCGAAAAGAACTTATGATGAGAGTGGTAATTATGTTGCTAAAGATTTTAAAATTAATTTCAAAGAAGATAGAAATAATTTTATTGAAAATTGGGTGGGAGACCGAGATTATATTATAGGTGATATCATCAGAGAGACTGATGTTACTACAAATAAAACATATACCTATGAATGTACAGCACCAGGTACAAGCGCCTCGAGTAAACCAACCTTTGCTACTGACTATGACACTTTCTCCGATGGCGGGGTTACGTGGCAATTTGTAAAATCTGTCTATCTCAATAATGGGGCTTACCCAGCAATAACAGAGGACGGCTCATATGAGGGACGGGAAGATACATATTTAGTAGAAGTATCAGATGGTATTGGTGTAGTAGAGGGTTACTCCTACACACAAAAGGATGTTGTAATTCGTCTAAAAAATACTAAGGCCCGAGACTTTGAGGTAAAGGAAGATGCTATTATACCAATCCCAACACCACAATACATCTTAGTTGAGGATCCTACTACTCTACCGGGTCAGATTGGTACTGACTTTATCGATTTAGAAATTTATGATGAATTTGCTGAGACCATTAATTATCAACAAGGTACTACCCGCGGAACCAAGATAGGTACAGCTAAAGGTAGATGGGTAGAAGAGCATAATGATGGGGTAGATCTATATAGGATCTATATTCATGATATTATAATTGGCGATACTGCCTTAGAATATTCCAGAAATGGGAAATGTATACATTCAACAAGTGGTCTAGGTAGTGTTCCATTTACTGCCAATATAACACAATCCTTTCTCAAACTGAGCGGTGCTATATCCGGAACTCAAGGATCTAGTGTTATCACTAGTGTTGGTGCTCTTTTTAAGAATGAGCTTAAAGTTGGGGATTATATTACAAGCGATGGGGGTCTCAATAAATATAAAGTAGGTAGTATTTCAGCTGATGGTACTAGTATCACAACATCTAGTCCGCTGGCCAATGCTATTGTCACCTCAGCATATTCATTAGTTAGAAGTGATATTAAAGGTGGTTCGAATTCTGCAGTATATAAAGCTCCTAATAACTTTATTAAGAGTCTTAGCCCAACTGGTAGCAGTGCTACATCATACTACATGACTAGACGATTAGATAGTCAGAGCACCGGTACAGGAACAACATTAAACTATACACTTCCGCCTTCTTCCAATGAAACTTTTGCTCCAATCACCCCGTCAAATTATACTATAATAGAGACGACTTCTGGTGATATTGCGACAGGCTACACCATAACAAGAAGTAATGGTAATAAAGATATTGACATCACAGGTCTGGTAATTTCTACTGCATATACAGTACTCAGTACCATTAGAAAACAGCAAGGAGAACCAATCGGGCAAAGCCTACATGTAGATTATATCGATCTCGTCACTTCTGGAACAGTTAATGTTAAGAATATAAGTCTAGGTAGAGCAGATTGTACTAAACTCTTAGCGGTTAAGAGCGCTGATAACTTTGGTACGGTGGATGCTAATAATCCATTGACTAAAGATATTACAAATCAATTTAAACTTAATTCTGGACAGACACCTTTGATGTATGGATTAAGTTCGGTTGATAATAATAGTAGTACTATCAATGGATCTATTAGAATATACTTTGAGTATCATCAACATTCCTTGGCAAGTGCGAGAGACTTCTTTTCAGTAGAATCTTATGGAAGTACAGATTATACAAACATACCAGCAAATCTTAGAGATTCTCTTGATTTCAGACCTATAGTTAATGACTCTGGTGTCGGATTTAAGAGTACTGATTTCGGTATATTGAAGTATGATAATGATATAAATGCAGATTATTCATATTATTTACCTAGAGAAGATGCTGTAATCCTAACTAGCAATAAAGAGATTAAACTAATTAAGGGCGAATCAGGTCTAGTACCACAAAGCCCCAGGATTCCTGATGGGTCAATAGTACTATACTCTCTCGGTAATGTGCCATATGGTGGGGTTCTGAGTAATGCCGTGAAGATCAAGAAACATAACCATCGTAGATATACTATGAAGGATATTGGAAAACTTGATCAACGTATTAATAATATTGAGTATTATACTGCTCTAAATATGTTAGAGCAAGAAACCATCATGGCCGAAGTTCTCGATCCTGATGGCTACAGTCTCTTTAAAAATGGATTTATAGTTGATTCCTTTACATCTCTAAGTGTTGGCGACATAAGTAGTCCAGATTATAAATGCTTCATTAATACTGGAGCAGGTGAACTATCTTCACCTATAACCGAATCTCATATAAAATTGAGGGAGAATTCTTTACCTGCAGATAGAGCTTCAAATAATTATGTAGTTAATGAAAACTTAATAACATTACCATTTACAGAAGTGGAGTATCTAGGCAATGAGACTTCAAGCTCTGTGTCTAACGTCAACCCATTTGCTGTAGTTTCATTCATAGGTGGTGGATCCATTACCCCAGAGTCTGATGTGTGGATAGATAGAGAAACATTACCAGTAATTAGAGATCATAACTATTAACGCACAATAAGCGAGAGAATAACAATGGCATCAAATGTAGAATCAAAACTAGACTATGAAGTTACCTCAGAGGAAGCTACTGCTGCTTTAATCCAGGCAGCACAAGAGCATAATGCAGCAGATCCAGAAAATGCTGTAGCTATAGAGTGGGAAACTCTAGCAAATGGTATAGCAACAAATGACCCTGTTGTTCTGGGTATCATTGCAATGGCTAATCATCATTCACTTGATAATGAAGGAGGGCAGGAGGAAAATGCTGCAGCAGTTGCAGGATTTCACGCAATGGATGAGGCTTCTCAAAGTAATGAGATCTTAGGACATGCATCGAATTTCACCCAAGCTTTTACTAATGCTTATAATGAGGCAAATGGTACAGAATGGGTTGCAAATACTAATGTAAAATTCGGTGATGAAAAAATTCCGGCACCTCATGATCCGACCGGCCAAACCATGACATATCCAATTGTCAATGATACTGATTGGACTCATCACGTCGACGAATCTTTAGATGTATCTAATATTCCATCAGAGAATTTAATATACGAACCAGGTGCAACAACTACTAAGACAGAAGCAACATATTACACAGAATCATATACAGAACAGGTTGCTCATACAACATATGAGCAGGTTGCTGTCTATACTGAAGAAAAATCAAGTAAACTAACAGAAAGCCTAATACCATTCGTAAGAGAAGTTACTCTTAAATATAAAATAGCAGGTCTTAAAAGAGATAGTGCATTCTCTGTATATACAGATAAGATTAATATATCAGAGTATGTGACCCCATCAACAGAACTCAATGTCACAGTCAACTCTGGTATCTTCGACACTAAGAGTGCAGGTACCTCATCCACAGAAAGGTCTATACCTAATAATCCGGTGGCACCGCTTCTAAACGGTGACATCATTACCGGATCAGTAAGTGGTGCTACTGCTATCCTTATTGGAATAGAGAAAACTACCGGTGGCAATCATGTACTCTATGTATCTAATGTAAAAAATGGACCATTTCTAGTAACTGATACTCTTAGCGGTTCTGAGTCCGGTGCCTCTGCATCTCTCAATTCAATAAACACCCCTACTTCTATCAAGTCAACCCCCTATGGAAACCTATTTGGTCTTATCACATTACCAAATAATGGGGATAAAAAGTTTACGGTTGGATCAAAAGAACTCATATTCACAACAACTAGTCTATCGGACCTTTTTGCTGAATCCTTTGCCGTATTAAATTTTACGAGTACCGGTACCTTTATATCAACACAACCTATAATTACCATAAACAAAAGCTATACATCTCATGCAGTAACCACATATAGCAATGTAGAAAAGACAAGACAGGTGCGGGGAGAAGATAAGGTTATAACTATGGAAGGTGAGCCTGTCCTTGTTGGTGTAAATTATGCAAGTCAGTGGAAATGCCCAGTTGATCCACTTTGTCAAACATTCTTTGTTGAAGATGAAACCGGTATATTTGTTACTGGAGTCGATTTATATTTTGCCCAAAGAGATGAAAATATACCATTATATGTTAGTATTGTAGATACAGTCAATGGTTATCCTGGTCCAAATGCTTACTCTGGCTCAGAGACTTTCATAAATGGATCAGATGTTATATTATCATCTGACCCTAAAATAACAATTGAAGATAGAGATTATAGCCCACCTGTACCTACAAGAATCACTTTCCGTGCTCCGGTATATCTTCGAGGCGGCAAGGAGTATGGTATATATATCAAATCAGACTCAGAGAAATATTACCTTTGGACCTCATATATGGGTAATGAAGATGTAAGTGGGTCTGGAGTCATACAGTCACAACCACTTCTCGGATCACTATTTAAATCTCAAAGCGCGAGTGCTTGGACAACTGATCAATATGAGGACCTAACATTTAAACTATATAGAGCAGAATTTGATGTCTCTAATGCAGCTTCAGTACCTCTTATTAACGAACCTCTACAATCATATAATATATCAAGTACCTTCGGTAAAACTAAAACAGGGAGCTCAAAAATAAGACTACATCTCCATAATAATGGACTCTCTAATGGAGATACAATTAGAATCGAAGGACTCAGTACTGGTACCTATGGTGGTGCCATGACCGCCAATGATATCAATGGTGACCATATTGTAAGTAACGTTGAATATGACTTCTGCGTAATTGACACAGGAGTGAGTGCCACGTCTGATGAATATATCAAGCAAGACCACGGATTAAAGGTAACAAAAAATATTAAGGCCGATATTATTAAACCAGCATTTAAAGACTTTATACCAACTGAATCCTCTATAGACTATTCATATAAGAAAAGCGGTGGCACTTTTAGTAAATTAGGCAATAGATTAAATAAGACTGTAGATAGTACACTCTCTATTACTAACGTAGCAGAAATGGCGGATCCTAAGACTCTTGAGTTTAGTGCTACGATGTCATCAAGTGACGCTAGAATATCCCCAGTATTAAGTATAGATGGTATAGATGCTATAGGTATAGCTAATAGAATTAATAGACCTTCATTAGCTGATATAAAAACAGATTTAGATACAAATTCTTTTACCGGAGTTCTGACTCCCTCTAGTATTAATATCATAAGCACGACGGACACTACCACTATAGAAGAGTTTGAGAATATTAATATTGGTATGGTCGTCACTATCGCTGGTATAGATTATGTGGTTCATGATACTTCTATAGGTACTTCTCTAGCTACAATCACATTGGATAAGAACCTTACTGTTTCTGGTTCCACATTAATTGAATATAATACTAGATTCCGTGATGAAATTGCACCATCTTCATCTAAATCTATATCTAAATATGTTTCTAGACCTTTAAAATTCGCAAATCCAAGTACAGGATTTAAGTTATTTTTTACATATAATCAGCCTCATGATACTTCTATTGATTTCTATTATAAAGTATCTAATTCTATGGAGTCTGCTTCCTCACATAAAAAATTAAAATATAATAAAATTGAAAATCTTAATGCTAAAAGTACTAGTGCGCTTGGGGCTTGGACAGAGGGGACAGCTACTATCACTGACTTAAATGAGTATGATATGATATCAGTTAAAATAGTATTTAATTCAATTGATAGCACCAAAACACCAAGATTAAAAGATTTTAGAATTGTAGCAGTAGCTTGATGGAGTGAATATTACATATGAAAATTGAAAATAATCCAAGTCTCGATAAAAATAAATTTGGGCTAGTTGTTAATAACGACCCTTCATCATATAAAAAATATATGGAAGAGAAGACCTCTAGAAAGAAAATTAATACACTAGAGCGTTCACTTCATTCACTTGAAAATGATATAAATAATATAAAAGATATGTTAGAACAATTATTAAGCAATAAGAAGGAATCATAATGGCCGAACTTTATCTTAGGCAGGGAACTACTTCAACCCCTACGACGACAACGGTTAAGAATAATCCCTTAACAAATGAAGAGGTTGATAGTAACTTTGTTAACCTTAACACCGATGTTGCCGCAGCTCAAACACAAGCTTCTGAGACGGCAGTTGCTATGGCAATAGCCCTAGGCGGATAGAATGAGTGTAACCTTTCACAAATCTGAAAGGTCAAGACAGTATCTTGTATCTATGTGGATGATATAAATAATATAAAATATTAACAGGAATAAAAAAAATGGCAAATACATTTAAAAATGCAGGAATTCAAGTAGGAACTAGCAGGACTACTTTATATACCTGCCCAGCATCTACGACAGCTGTTATACACGCATTATATATTTCGAATGTTGACGGGATAACTGGTTCGGATGTAGATATCGAAATAACTGTTGATGGTGGTACAACATACAGATATATAGGTAAAACCCTAGCAGTACCAGAGGATTCAACACTGGTCTTAGATAAACCGATTAATTTGGAAACTGGGGATATATTAGCAATAACTGCATCAAGTACAGGTGATATAGAAGCAGTTTGCGCAATTTTAGAGATATCATAAGGATTATTATATATGCCATTAACTAAAATAAAAAACCATTCATTTAATGATCCAAATCTAAGAGATATTTTAAATAATGGAATAGGTGTCGAAAAAGATCAATTAGTTATTAGAGGCGAAGGTGGACTAATAGATGGTGTATTCACAGATGCAGACACTGGTATCGGTCCTGATAAATTATTGAAAACTAATGAAAATGGCAATTTAGATTTAGGATCTGATAGTGTACTACAATGTGACCAAGTGAATATAGGAACAACGTCTATATCGAAGAGAACATATGGTGGCGTTCAATCAGGAATCCAGTTTAACTATAGCTTGTATGCAAACCATATGTTTTCAAATATAGGAACTTCCTATAATCGATGGTCATCAACCTGTAATAATTTTGTACATGATTCTACATCGCACGACAATCATGGAGCTCTTGCAAGTGGCAATTCTAATTCTATAGATGCTATTGATTCGAGTAATATCACTCCAGGATCTGGTTATACTGATGGTATATATTATATAAATGTAACCGGTGGAACTGGTGGTAGAGTTAAGATTACAGTCGCCGGTGGGGTTGTAACATCAGTAAAGATCAATCGTGTGGGATATGGTTATACTGCTGGAACCTTGGGTACTGTATTAGAAACCTCGATACCAGGTGGGTCTGGGTTTGATGCTCCCTTTGCAATAACCGATTATGTCTATGTTGATTTTATGGACTCTGATACATGGTCTTTATCCAGCATAATTGGCACAAATATGCCAATTGTAATAGGTAATTTGAATCAATTTCCAAATAGAACTGCAGATATAAAAATATTAATTTATCAAGGTTCCACTCCATATGTCCCGTCTTTTGTGGAGCTTCTCTCATCCACCAATTCAACTATTGTGCCCATTAAATGGTTAAATGGAAATGTTCCAATTGGTACTGCGAGTAATTATGATTATCTTCAACTCAAAATTATTAATTGGGGTGATCATGCAGATGGATCAGAAGAAACGTACTCTGCTGTGCTTGGACAACTATCTAGTTATCGGTCATAACCATGGATTTTGGAGATTCTAGTCAGAAGAAATCTGGATTTCTTTTAAGTTCGTACCCCAATGCTAATGATTGGATGTTTATTCCAACCGAGCCTTATGAGGTAGGTGGTATTACTTATGACTTATCTAATGCATTTCTCACTAATGCGACCAGTCACTACAATTTAGGTTCTGTATCGTATGGCAGAGATACGTTTGTCTCTTCAACCAATTCGAACTATAATTATGGGTTAATGCTCTCAAACCCAGTGACGCATGGGGAAAACGTTAGCGGTTTCGCAGCATTTTGGCATTCTACCCATAAAAATGCTACCGGTAATACCAATAGAAGATTCGTGTCTATGTCGTATAATAAACAGGCTGGTATCTATCTGTCGTTACCCACAAACGATATCTCAATGACTGGAGATGTAGCGATTTCAACAGATGGTCAGAGTTGGACCATTAAAGAAGGAGTATTACCTGCAGCAGTAGGAACTTGGATTGATCCAGTATATAATGAAGATGACTCAAGATGGGTTACGGCTATTAACGGACAAGGAACAAGTGCGAAAGTTGGTGCATACTCTGATGATAATGGCAATACTTGGACACCATTTACATTACCCTATTATGCTCAGAAAATCTCTTACGGGGATGGAAAATTTGTATTTACATCTGGTTTGCACTATGTTCATTACTACAGTAATTCCGAAATAGGATCAACACTACCCACCACCAATTATTCATTCTTTTCTGGCAGCGGGGGAACGTATGTATATGGGATTACTTATAACAAACATTCCCAATTCTTTTTAGCTTGCGGTGGTGCTTATTCATCTCCCAATCACAACGGATTTATATCTAAAAGTTTAGACGGAGTTACTTGGTCTACATTATTTGATGATTTAAATGGTATAGGTAATTCTGGTACCAATTCTAATAATCATTCATTGTTTAACAATGTCATTGGATCTGATGATGGAAAGTTTATTGTGACTGGGTGGAAATATTCCAGTGGTAGTTGGCTAAGTACAGACAAGTATCTTTATTCGAGCGATTATGGCGTCACATTTGAATGGGGAACTTTACCACAAAGCGTTAAACCTTCGTTCAGTCTAACGGACTTAACTTGGGGTTCACCTAATATATCTGGTTCTGTAATGCCAATCACAGACCCCGCTTATTATATATCAAGCGATGTAGATGCCTCTCAGTCTATAACCGAATCAGGAAATATAACTTATACGATATCAACAACAAACGTTTTAGATAATACAACTCTTTATTGGAGTTTATCTGGGGTCACAGCAACAGATATTCACGAGGATTCTGATGGTTCTTTGGTTAACGGCGTTCTATCTGGTAGCTTTCAAATTATAGATAATGTGAGCAATACCCCAGTATTTATTAAAATGCATCAAGATTATTCGACTGAGGGTAATGAGTCAATGACTTTCAATTTAAGAGTCGGATCTGCTGTAGGTTCTATTGTTGCATCTGATACTGTAACGATAGTAGATACTTCGGTGACATATGTGCCACCACCAGTTAATTGGCCACCATTGAAACATTGCACAATAGAACAATCTTCTGTTGAGGTTCATACACCATTAAATTCAACTGCATCAAATCTGGTTCCGTATAGTTTTACATTTAATGTTATAAATCCAAACCCCCCGAATGTTACCCAACATTATTTAGGTTCTGCAGATTTAGTGGTGAATCTAGAATATATTATAAAACCGAATTCCCCGGCTACCGATAGTGCCAGCACACCCAATTTCACAGTTAGTATTAATAAAAATGCTGGTGGAACATCTGTTACAGTAACGGGAACTGGTATTGTGGGGTTCGTCGATGAAGTTGAATTTACATGGAGAATTAAAGCTACAACAAATTCTGCGACTTCTGGTAATCCTAATGATTACACAGTCGATTTAAAATTAATTAGGGATCCGTATGTTTTAAGTATTGATCCTCCGCATGGATCTACGATAACCGTTCCAACCAATATTAACATAAGTGGAGCAGAGCCAAATTCACCTTTTGTGACAGGGGATTTTAATAATACAACATTAGTGAATCCATTAGGACAACTTGGGGAGTCTGTGAGTAATTTTAATGGTAGCGGTCAATATACCTATGCTAACTATTATAAACCTTACCCAGAACACCCCTCAAACATTGGTCGTTATTGGCTCCAGAACTCGTCGAGCGGCGGTACCACATTTTATCACATCACAACGGACTAGCACATGCAAGATCTAATAACCAATCTAGAATTACCAGACGATATGTTGGACTCAATTCCGGGTGTAAATAATAAACGTGGTTCGGTTAATATAATCCATCCAGAAGATATTATAGTACCAGAAAAATTAATACCAGATAACATATCAAGTGCAATGGAACAAATTGAACAAGAAGATTTTATTTTTCTTGTTAACCAAAACAGCCTAACGATGGAAGAGTAACGGAGAGAACATGGCATACATAGGAAAAACACAACGAAAAATAGGCGGAAATAATTTTCAATCCGAATATTTTTCTGGAGATGGTGCTACTACATCTTACCCATTGGGATTTACAGCTGTTAGTAACGCATCAATATTAGTAACAATCGATGGTGTAAAACAGCACACAACCGCTTATAATATATCAAGTAACGGAGATGATTTAATATTTGTAGAGGCTCCACCAACCACATCTGCGATTGAAGTATTATATTTCGGTGTAGAATCGATAGTAACCCCAATACCACCATCAAATTCTATAGGGATTAACGAATTATCCATTTCTCCAGCTCTGTTAACACAAGCACAAACTTTTATTGGGAAACAAAATATAGTAGTATCTTCTGGGAATAGTTTAGAATTAACCGGTGGACCATTACTAACAGATTCTACGGTAAACGCTACAAACTTTATTGGATCGGGTACAGGATTAACAGATTTAACTCTCTCTAACTTTTCCGATCATTTATCCCTTGAGGTGGTAGATCCAGCGCTTCTTAGTAGAGGTCAACTTCTAGAAGAAATAGCAGCGGATTCGGGTCAAGATCGTATTATAATATCTTTAGATGAAAGCGAAGATACGACAGTCAAAGAAACCACTGGTGTAGAGGGACAGGTCGGTGTAGCAGGCAATGCCACCAATGTTCCTGTTACATCAAGCGGATTGCAATACTTTTTTACATTCCCGACAGCACAATATAATGAGGGAAACCATGCAAGCCCACAACCCAATTTAGTCGGGTTTACTAACGTTAACGGTAAAGAAATTGTTGCTGGATTCGATCCCAACGGTAATAAATTGGGTCTTCAAGAAATGGGCACCGGCGTAAAGTTAACTTGGTCAATCGTTCCAAACAACGTGCTGATATCCAATTGGGAAGACGTAAGTACCACAGAAAAAACTGTAGATTTTGCCGATACTTCGAATGGTATAGGATTCGATCCAACTGTAGATATTAGAAATTGTTTTGAGCAATTGAACACTATCAGTGGGTTAAGTTTCTACGAAATAGATTATGCTGATTCAAGAAGAATAGATGCCAATGATATGGATTTAGCACATATCAATATATATTGTTTTGATTTCAATAATATTTCTTCAACTGCATTAGCTCACGCATTTTATCCGGGATATTCAGACTCGTCTGATAATCATTTAACCTATAGAAAAAGAATGGAAGTAGGATCCGAAATAGCATTTAATTCAGCGGTTGATTTTTTTGAGGGTACTCAGAACCCCTCTGGTAATACCACCGCATATTCATTTAAAACCACTTTTAAACATGAACTTTGTCATGCACTCGGGTTAGCGCACACAAATGATACCGAAACAATTATGTTTCCGAGTGCTACTGTCGCAGTAGATGAAAAACCTTTATCTATAGGTGAATTACAAGGACTTCAGACAATTTATGGTCTGCCAAAATCTGGAACATCTTCTTCTATTTTTAGATCTAAAATAACAGATGAAAACGGTTCTAGTATTGCCGGTAGGGATGTTAAAGACGTTGTAACTATACAAAGAGATTTTGTTAGAATTGGTACTGCATACGATGACACTCAATTATTAGTTAAAGGTAAGGTAGGAATTAATACTTCTTTCCCTACATCAGAATTAGATGTTGGGGGAAAAATATCTACGGTAGAACTCTCAACTGTTAAACTCTCAACCGTCGAACCGATTAAAGAGACTGTATACACGATTGTGCAAGCGGCATCAGGAGTAACGACTTCCATTAGTCCATTAAATGGCGGAGTACAAACTCTCGCCGCAGTGGTGGGGGGTACGATAGATTTTGTGGATATGGTTGATGGTCAATCAATTATTTTAATGATTACAGATGCAATAACATATCCACTAATATTCACAGGTATTACATGGGTTACACCGGTCGGAAATGTATTACCCATTCTGTCAGATTCATCGACTCTAGTTATATGGAAAGTTGATTCGACGTTATATGGAGCTTATGCCGGGAGTTATCATACACCATGAGTACATTAAGTAAAGCCCTTGCGGCAGCCGCAGGTAATGCTGGAGCAGATAAGCCTAATGTGGAGGATGTGTTCTCAACTTACCTGTATGAGGGTAACGGAAGTGCGCAGACAATCACTAATGGTATCGACCTCGCTGGTGAGGGTGGAATGGTTTGGATGAAGGCACGAAATGATATTCACTCTCGGCATGAGTTAGTTAACACAGAGAGAGGTAGTGGCAAGAGTTTGGAGACTGCAGACGCTACTGCTGAAAGGGGGTTTTCAGGTCTTTCTAGTTTTAATAGCGATGGATTTACTTTAAATAATGCTTCTGGTCAGGTCAACAGTTCTGGGAACGAGTATACCTCATGGACATTCCGCAAAGCACCACGTTTTTTCGATATTGTTACTTGGGAGGGAAACGATACAGTCCCACGTACAATTAGTCATAACTTGGGGTGTCAAGCTGGTCTGGTGTTCGTCAAGGATTTAGACGGATATGTTAATTGGGTTGCGGCTCATCGTAGTCAAAGTTCCAAAGTAGGAATCCTAAATTCCACAACTGCTTTTTTCACGGCATCGTACATTAATGGTTTAAGCGATTCATCATTCACCATAAATGATACTATATGTAACAGCACTGGTAGAACATACGTAGCGTATGTTTTTGCACACGACCCTGTTGGTGGGAACGATGATGGGGTGATTGCTTGTGGGAGTTATACAGGGAATGGTTCTACAACTGGTCCAGAAATCAACTTAGGCTGGGAGCCTCAATGGGTAATGGTTAAGGCAGCAGTTAATGTCAGGGGTGGTGACTACGATAACTGGGCTATATTTGATGTTATGCGTGGCATGAGTGTTGTTAACTCCAATAATGCTTTAGCAGCTAACAGCCCTTCTGGTGCTTCAAATCAAGAAGGTGGTGGTTATCTAAGTGGGTTATTCGGCATTGCCCCTACTTCTACTGGATTTAAAGTAACAACAAATGAGAGTATGGTTAACTGGAATGGGTGTACCTTCATCTACATGGCAATCCGCGCCCCGATGATGAAAGAACCTGAGTCTGGGACTGAGGTGTTTGCTATTGATACATTAGGTTCTACCGGAGATAGTAAAACACCTGGGTTTCGCGCTGGTTTTCCTGTTGGGATGGCGTTCTTTAGAGATAGAAACATTACCAGTT